AATCGTGTATTTCTAATATTTAAATTACCACCAACTTGTAATCCTTCTGGTAATGATTTTATACTTGAATCCCCTAAAAACAGATTGCCATTAACTTTTAATCCTTTTGGTAGTGAGGTTATGTTTATAAATGATAAATCCAAATCATCATTTATTGTTAAATTTGAATTAACTATTAATTTGGAGGTAGTTACAATTCCTTGAGTTACCACACCTTTTGGTATTTCATCTATATTAAATATCTGACTATTTGTTGCATAGATAACACCCCCAACTTCCAATCCTTTTGGTAGTATTCCTATACTTGTAAAAGACATAATCAGATTACCATTAACTTTTAATCCTTTTGGTAATGTTCTTATCATACTATCAGAAATATTTAGCGTACCCCCAACTTCTAATCCTTCTGGTAATTTTTTTATTTTACTACGCCCTAAACTCATATTCCCATAAACTTTCAAGCCTGTTGGTAGTGAGGTTATGTTTGTAGTTGATAAATGCAAATCACCATTTATTGTTAAATTTGAATTAGTAAGTAAAGTTGTGTTAGTTATAATTCCACTAGTTATTACACCAGTTGGTATTTCTACTAAATTAGGTATGTTATTATCAATTGAATATATTATACCCCCAACTTTCAATCCTTTTGGTAATGCACTTATGTTTGTATTAGATATATTTATAGAACCCCCAACTTTCAAACTTTTTGGTAATGAAGTTATTTTTGAATATCTTAAATCCAAATCACGATAAACTTTTAAATTTTCTGGTAATGATGTTAAACTTGTGCAAATAGATAAATTTAAATTACCCCCAACTTCCAATCCTTCTGGTAGTGATGTTAAACTTGTGGAATTTTGTAGATTTAACCCTTTTTCAACTTTTAATCTTTCTGGTAAAGATGTTATTGTTGTGTTTGATAAATCTAAATTTCCCCTTGCTATTGAATTTGAATTAACTATTAATTTGTTGTTGTTTATAATCCCATTAGTTATTATGCCATTTGGTATTTCTACTAAATTATGTATATTAGTATCATTTATATAGATGAGATCTCTAACTTCCATCCTTTTTGGTAATGATTTTAATTTTGGTAAACTTTTTAAATGCAAAGACTTTCCAACTTTCAATCCTTCTGATAATGATGTTAAACTTGGGCAATTGCTTAAAAATAAAGACTTTCCAACTTCCAATCCTTCTGATATTGATGTTAAATTTGGGCAATCACTTAAAGTTAAAGTATCCCCAACTTTCAATCCTTTTGGTAAGGATGTTAAACTTGTGCAATTTTTTAAATTTAAAGCACCCATAACTATCAATCCTTCTGGCAATAATGTTAAATTTGTGCAATTTTCTAAATATAAAGAACCATCAACTTTCAATCCTTTTGGTAATGATGTTAACTTTTCTTTATCTAATAATTCTAAATCACCTTTATGATTTAACTCTTCTTTTGTTAATGATTCATTAAATGTTAATTTATAAATAAAAGGTTTTTTTCTATTTTCCTTTTTCTCAATAAAATCAAATATTCTTTTAATTTTTGCTATTTCCATTTTATTTCAAATAACTATCAAGTTTATTCATTAATTTTAATATATTATTTGAGGGGTCAATTTTCTTTTCTTCTTCCAATTTCTCATCATACTTATGCCTATCTTCCTTATTTGAGAATAGGTATGCCCCGGGTGTTGATGGCGATGAAACCAAATCAAAACAAATCAATTCGAAGTCATCTTGAACCTCATTTTTCTCCCCCACTTTTTTAAGTGATCCAACCCCCCTAGAACTGATTCCTAGGCTCACTCCTTGCCTCATTAGATTTGCGGCAACATCACCCTTGGTTGATACAACACCGCTCTGGTGAAAGCCAGGAGAGGTTAATAGCAATAATTTACCCATTAATATATTGTCATCCCACCAAATTTCTGTTATTAAGTGGGCAACTCTATCTAAGTCAATTAAGGATGATTCGGGGTGATTTAATTCGGATGTAGATAAACCCTTTTCAATAATTTGCTTGTATCTTTCAGCCTCCCTTCTTAATATTTTTTCGGGATATGTTCTACCATTTCTATTTGGTACATCGTGCTTTTGCAATACAGCATAAAATTCAAAAGGGTTCTTATAATCTAACTTTTTGTTTTCTTGTATTAAATTAACATTTAATTGGTCTTTTGGATTAATCCAACCAGCATCGGATTCTATTAATATCCCATGACCAATTTCATTTGCTTCTAATATTCTCAGAGTATTCATAATATTATTTTAATAATAAATATTAAAATATATTAATTTAAACAATTAAATCTCTTTTTGTTAAATAAAAATCAAAATATTTATTCCTATTTAAATTATTCATACAAACTTGTCTGATTATTTTCTTAACTGAATCTTTGGTAGATTGAGCCTTAAAATCAATATTTGGTTTGGTTAATAGTGTGATTTCAAGATTCATAAATGATTTTTTTTCAATCTCGATACCGCTGTATCTAACATCCAAATCTACAATAATATTTTCATAAAAAATATTATTGGTTATATTATCATAGATAGTATGTTTTATTTCTCTACTTTGTGATAATACAATTCTCTTCCAATTTTCACTATAAATTTTTGGTTCAGCCCAAGCCTGTATAGTGATGTAAATAGATTTCAGTTCTTTGTAATCAATTGTACCATAGAATATTTTTAAATTGTTATAAATTTTTAGTTTTACCTTCTTCCCATTTTTCATTTACTTAGTTATTATGTCAAAAGTATAACGAAAAATAATGGTTACGTCAAATAATTGTTTTAATTAAGTGATTCATTTAGTTTATTTAATGTATGATAATTTAAAATATCAAAACTTTCTAATGTGACTTTTGTAATTGTTTTATCTATTTTATTTTTCACTTCTAAATCATTTTCAGACTCTTTTAATGAATTTAATTTTATTATAGTACTTTCTTTCAAGTCTTTAAATTTATTCTTCAAATCATCTTTGTTTTCTGACAATAATGAAATTAATTCTTTTCTCGAAGATTCATCAAATCTACCCAGATATTCGCTAATTTTTTCATTTGATATTTTAACCATTGTGCTGATTGGTAACTTAATGATTTTTGTATTATCCGAAGGCTTTGTTTGAAGTATGGTTAATATTTTATTTTTAAAATCCAAAGATTCATCAATTGTTCTTGCTGACTCATATACTAATGAATCAATAATTTGATAATTGTTTTCATTTATTTTATTCTTAACTATTGGTATGTTAGTGGTTTTAAGTAAAGATTTTGCCCAATTAATTCCCTCGGTTAAATACTTATTAGCCTCTTCTTCATTTAACCCCCTAGGCTTTAATAAATCATCATATATTAAGTATAACTTAGATAAGTTTGGGTCTTTTAAGAAATGCTTTTTAAAGTTTTTTATATTTTCTTTAAAAATACTTTTATCCTTAACAGAATCAATTAAATTATTTTCTACAATTGTTTTAACTTCACCGAATTTCATAATTATTTTTTTATATAAATATTATTAGTTTAATAACTTTTTTAGTTGTTGCTCAATTTCATTCAAAGAATTTTGGCCTTTTGTTAATTTCATATATTCTGGACCATTAATATAATTGTTTTCAACCAAAATATTCAAATTTCGTATTCTCGATTCTGGGGCTAAACCTGGTGCACCTTCGGTCTCACCCGCTGGTGGGGCTTCCGCTGGTGGTGGGAGAGGAGCTTCACCGCCCATATCTAATCCACCCATATCTAATCCGCCCATATCGCCCCCCATATCACCACCCATTGGTGGTTCAGTGGTTGTTGCTTGCCCAGTTGTTGCACCAGAAACTTCACCATATAGTTTATCAATATTATCAAATAAACCAGTTTTCTTTATTACTAATTGCGTTTGTTTCAATTCTTCACCTGCTGCTTTTTCAATTCTTTGTTGCTGTAAATCCAATCTTATCTCTTCATCAGACCAACCAAAAATATGCTTTTTAGCCCATGTGGCTGAAACAGGTGCAATACCACTACCTGGGTCTGCAACTGCATCTCTATAAAGCATAATCTTTTCTTTCCATATATCAATTTTTAATAAATCTGATTGTGTGGATGGATTAGTTAATCCTAATGTAAAATTAGATATTTCGTCTTCAAAACCCAATAAGAATAAATGTATTATTGCAATTTTATTCATTTCTGCAATCATACATTTTTGTATTCTATTTATCGTTCTAGCAAATCTAATATCTTGAACAGATAAACCTTTACCATCACCAAACGCTTCTTCAAATCCTAAAAATGTTTTTGGTATTCTTAATGCCGTTACCAATTTTTTCTGAATATACTCAATATCTGCTATTTCAGAAAGATTTGTTGCTCCAGGTAATGTTTCAATTGGACTAGCTTGTGAAGGATCTCTTACAGGTACAAAATAATCTTGGTCAACTGCCATTTGATTAAAACGCATATCGACATTACCAGTTTTGTTATCAACAATTTGTTCCCTTTTGAATTTGTTTGCAACACGTTGTACATACGCTTCAACATCGTTGTCATCCATATTACCGACAAAAACCTTAAATACTCTACGTTCTGGTGCTCTTGATGTTCTATATATTAACATAGCATCCTCAGCTAATAAAAGTTGTTTCCAAGTACGTCTTGCTTTTTCCAATAGAGATGTACCATAAGGTAGTTTTCTATCATCCCCCAGTATTCTAAAGTGTGCAATTTCCCAAGGTTGGAATTCCATACTTTTATTTTTCCATTTAAACATTAATGTTTTATTCCTATCTGATAAATCACCGTATGCTGGTGTTTTATCTGAACCACCAGGTTCTAATCTTTCAATTTCAATATTTGGCAATTGATTGCAACCAACAATACCTTTTTCTGGATCCAGTTTTAAATAAACAAAATTATCCCCATATTTGCAAGCGTTTCTTGTCCACATAGGTAAGTTTGTGTTGATATCTAAAGCGTTATTAAATAAATCTGTTAATACCGATTTTATTCTTTTTGATTCAGAATATATTTGTAACATAAAACCATTTTCATCTGTCGTTGTTGATTCTTCTGAATAGATATCCAATGCTGCACCGATTTCTGGGGTATACTCCATACTTTCGAAATCATAGACAGATGCTAACCTAGTTGGTTCATAATAAACCGCTTGTGTATATAAATGATTATCAATTTTACCCCATTGATTTGCCAAATAAAAAGATTGCTGCGCTTGTAACTTTTCTCTTTCAAATTCAACTTTATTCTGTGTCCTTAATAATTCTTTTTTATCAAATTTATACGTTGGAACATCTTGATTTAATAATGAGTTTGGTCCAAATGTGTGTGACAACCTTTGCCAAACAGTTTTATTTTCATTACTATTAATATTATTATTTTCCATAAAATTTTATTATCTTTTTGGTGCACCAAATAACCAATCGTATTTTTGGTAGTCATTTAGTGTTGGATTATTATTTATATTTGCATTATATCTATTACCTGCTGGTACTAATGGGTTGAAATACAGAGATTGGTCGTTATATGTATTACTGTGAGTTGACCAAGAGTTAATCATAGCTTTTGTGTGGTTTACAACTTTTTCAAGCGATTGGAAAGATTTTTCAGCCACATAAGTTGCCATAGCTATTGCCATAATACAATCATCATGATGCCCCTTCTGGTGATCTGGTCTTCCATTTATATATATAAAGGTATTCATCTCATTGTATAGTCTATTTGAATAAATTTTAAAGTTATGCCTTAAACATTCTTCAAAAGATGCAATTATCTGAACTCTTTTGCTATTGAAATTTATACCCGGTACTCTTTCATTCATCTTGGGGTCATATTTCCATCTATTGCTTGAATCAACATTATCATAATACAAACTAGGATAATTTAATTCTTGTAATTTCCTTGCTGTGGCAACGCCCATACCCCCAGTTAAATCCACAACAACAAATGCTCTGTACATTGTACACCATTTAAATACAATTTCGGCTAATATGTCTGGGGGTATTTTGCCTACATATTCTAAAACTTGTTCTTGCGTATCAAAATCAATAATTTGTATTGTAGAAAAATCTTCTGAATCCCCCCTTGAAACATCGACCCCAGCAACATATCTATGTCCATTTTCTGGTTCTTTAAACAACCATAAGCTATTTCCCATTAATTTTGATATGGGATTCATTAACATATTTTTGTTAATGTCCATTAACAAATTTGAATCAAATACGTTATCACCAGAACCCAAGAAATTACTCTCTATCTCTTGTGATACCTTTCTCTTATCATACTTTAATTTTTTAACCATACCTTCATACCAAGAAGAACATGGCTTATACCCCTCTTCAATATATGAAGTAACTTTATCGTGGTCACGTTCATATGGGTTATCTGTTGATAAATTTATAATATTGTCTGACGTATATTCTTCTTTATTTAATAAATAATGAATCATATCCTTCGTTTTAACCATATACAAATCCTTTGTGTATCTAGGATCCCTATACCAAACCATTTCAGTAATCTTGAAGTCATTGATATTTCGTAATGCTTGGTCATATATCTCATAATATATCGCATCATAACCATTTGGAGTTGATATAACTATTACCTTACCCCCTGTTGAAAGAGATGCCATACTCGCTGCCCAAAAGTCTGGGTCAGCCTCAATGTATGCGGCCTCATCAAATATCAAAATGGTTGGGGTATAACCCCTTAATGCATCCTTTGATGTTGCCACCGCCTTAACCTCACAATCATTATTTAATTTAAAATGCCTAGCAGAGTTCTTTTCAGATGAAAACCCAATACCAATCCATTTTGGCCATTGTTCAATAAAATGACGAACT